CTATTGTTAAAATTAAAGTTGTTTTATAATATTAAACTATTTTATTTTATACTATCTTCCCGTAACTTACTAGTACAAATTATTGACTAAAAGCCTTATCCTTTAAGTAGTTTTGTAATAAAAAAAAGTTTCAGGTACTCAGATATATAAGCCTTTCCCTAAAACTATAAACATAAATACTACAGACTACCAATATTCTTTATACTTTTTCAAAGTAATATCCTCTTTTATATCTTCTAATGTTTAAAATTGAATAACTAAGTCTGGTTTTTGAATAGAACCAGACAAAACTATAACCATTATGGCAAGTAATCAAGAAAAATAAAGTTCTTATTGATGAACTGATTTCCATTCTACATAACACTTCTCTAAAGGTATTATAGCTAATCCAAAATCTGTCCAGGCTAAATGAAAGTAATTACCTTTTTTATCTTTAAAAATATCACTCCCATCATCTGATAGAAACTCATCTTCTATTAATCTACACTTAATAGAAAAATCACCATTAATGGTAAGTTTCTTACCATCATAAGGTAATTCATATACTTTACCCTCTATCCAAAATTTTTCAGTCTTAGGAGGTAATAAACTGAAAATGCTTGCTAAAGCTAATATTATTGTTTTCATATTATTTATACTTGAAATTTAAATGGGAGTTTTTGTAGGAACTCCCAAAACCTTAATAAAACCCACAGTGAGACTTAGTAAATGCTATTTTATACTCATATATAGCTTCTCTTTCACCTTTTGTATAGAAGTATTCTGGATTACTTTTATTTAAGGTTTCAAGCTTAGTATTTAGCTCTTCTATAGCTGAATCTATTTCTTTTTCAGTATTAAAAGAATAAAAACTATTTGCTACATACTCTTCACAAAAAGATAAGTATTTAGGAAAATCAACAATAAGAGCTATTAACTTACTTATTGTATATTCCATTTGCTCAAACTTATTTTTTATATAAGAATAATCCTTTCTCAACTCTAAATCTAAAGAGGTTTCACCCACTATGTCATAGTAAGCTCCAATAAATACATTTCTGTTCTCTCTATAACCAATTTCAAGAATCCCTAATTCCTTAACTAATAATTCTGTATTAAAATTATTAATTAATCCCTCTAAATCATATTTAGAAAAATTATTTAAGGTAATTTCGAAATTATTATAACTCTCTTGAATCTTACTCTTAGTCTCATCTGATATATTATCTGTGTTTAGATAAATATTACCTATAGATAAACCCTCTTCTAAAGTCCACTTATAGTGTTTCTCATAATCACTTTTATCAAAATCACAGTAATTACCCCAATCATCAGGGAATGTTTGTAAATTTATAAAATTCATGGTATTTATGTTTTTTAGCTATAAAATAATGATATCTTGCCATTAATAATTTATACCCTTTTAGATACTATACTTATCTTGGCAAAATAAAAGAAATCAAGTGAAAAATAAAGATAAAGTGTTATCAAGCTATTAAGTAAAAGAAATTAAGCAAAAAGAGAATAACCCACATTTGAGTAATGGGGTTATTCTCAACTACTTACATCATTTTACTTAAAGTAACACTTTAAGTCTCATTATGCAAACTGCTCAGCATCAATTACTTCTGGCTCAGCATTATTTGCATTGGTTTGAGTTGGCAATTCACCAACCCAAGAAGTATCAGGCATAGAGTCATCAAAGTCCCAAGTAAAGATAGAGTAGTATTCTCTACCATCTTTTAGGGCAACTTCACTAGTAGTAGGATTCACTACAGGTTCTTGATTTTCTCTAAAGGGCTCAAATGAGAGTTGTCTCACTAGTTTACCTGATTTCACTTTAGCACCAGGTACTAACTTGGATTCATCAAGAGTTCCAAGAAGGGAAGCAGCTAAGTATTTTTTATTCTCAGCTTGTACCCATGCCATTCTCTTTTGAGTTTGGATAAAGTTAGTACCTGATTTAGACCTTTGAGTAGTTATACACTCTTCAAATAGAGCAACAGCTACAAATGGTTTACCATTTTTATCAACACCTTCTTTTACAAGGGGGTTGATTTCCCCTTGTTTGTTCTTAGTTTGTACTAAAGTAATCATAGGATAAGTATTAGTATGATTAGTTAATGAGTTAATTTGAGCAGAGGTATTTATGTATTATATACTTACTCGGAAATAAGTGTGGGTTCTTTTGTAATTTACCTTGTATTTCCGAAGAATGAGGAAATACAAGAAAGAGTGTGGGTTCTCTTGTAATTTGATGTTTTAGAATAAAACAGTGGGCTGAAAGCCCTAAAATAAAGCTCCCTGAAAGGGAGTAATAAAATGTATAATTTATACCATATATATATATGGTATAAAAATAAAAGGAGAGTAAATCCCCTTTTATTTATAATCCAATAGCAATATACTCAACATATATTTGATAATCAAGATTATCAGCATCTCTGACTAATTGCTTGAACTCATTATAGAGTTCAGGATTTAGATAGTATTGCATTTCTTCATTGAATTTATTGCATACACTTACAAACCATTTTAATTGCCATATAGGTAATTCATGAATTTGTAATCTGATGCTGGAGAATATATCTTTACATTCTCCCAATGTAAATTTAACACTATCTTTTTGCTCTGATTTGAACTTTAAGAGCTTTGTTACAAAGCTATCAAATCTCTGCTTGATAGCTTCTTTTTGTTCATAACGTGTCATGATGTAAGTATTTATATTCAAAGATAAGTGTGGGTTCTTATAAACCCATCTTTCTGAAAGAAAGATGAAGAAGTAGCATGAAAAATCATGCTACTTCTATTAGTTAGAATGGCAAAGCATCCATCTCAACAAGAGTATGACTAATATCATAGATTAAGTCTATTATTTTGCAAAGAGTATTATCTTGCTCTTTAGTCATGTAGTTGAAATGATAATCACGAAAGTTTATCAAGGTGCTTTGTAGGTCATATAAGAACATATAAGGTGTAGTGATTGCACAATGAGAATAATACTCTAAATTGGCTATTGTGCAAGCAATACCATACTCATCTTGGTCTGATACAACCTTAGAATGCTCTACAAGAGTAGGACTCTCAAGGAAAGACTTGAACAAAGATTTAAACTCTTCTCTGATAAAATCAGCTGAAGATATCCCAAAAGCTTCAGCTGAAAGATTAAAAACTCTAGTTTCCATGATGTAAGTAATTTAATACTCCCCCAATTATGGGAGGGGGGAGTTTGTTATTCAAAAATTAGTGGGGGGTGTTTTGGGAATACTCCCACATCTGCACTAATACTCTCAAATTCTAAAAATTTTCTGGAATTTTTTTTGCATTATTATTTTCCACACTTATATCCTTTTACACAAAATCAAAAAATTTCCAGAAAAAAATTTTTTATATTTTTTGTCATGTCATATTTTTTTTGTATCTTTGCCCCTGTCAGACCACCACTACTGTTCTAAAAGTGGGTTCAGATGTAGTAGTAAACTGAAGAGTTCAAGATACATCTTAGTTGGTATATAATCCTAAAGAAGATATCTTATAGGTACTAATAGGAAAGTAGCTGAGTACTATACATAAAGTATTAAATATTGGATACGAGAGCCATAGGTCACAAAGTTTGATAGGTTATATAGGTTAGGGGAAAGTTCCTTAATTTGATAAGCTTCGAGTAAGCAATATATAACTGATAAGTTCAATAAATTTCAGTACTACCACCGCAGAACAGGTAATCCCTTGGGAAAGGATATGGTACATAGTTGTTAAATTAGCACTGGATTAGTTGTGCAAAGGAATGGCTCATAGAAGTCACCGGAGAGAGCTACAGGACTAAACAGGTTTAGCAAGCCAAAGCGGGGAGGGAAATTAGTAGTTAAGTGTACAGAGATGAATTTGCATGCTAAGGAATTAGTATTGTTACACTAAGGGCAAATATCTAAGAGTATTATTTAATAATATGTTTGATTAGATTGTAACCGCCTGAAAAGATAAAGAGCTTCAAACACACTTCACCATAAATCAAATGGTAAGTCACTAAGAGATTTTTCGTGCCACTTTTTATTATGAGGATTAACACTGAGTTAATGCGAGATTTTAAGAAGTCAATGGAGCGCGAGAGGCCCCTTAGGGAGGACTTTTTTGGGCTCTTCAGAGCGTAAAAAGAAAAGTTCATGAAATGAAGTTTGATTTACGCGCGAGAGGCTGAAAGTACTTTCGCAGATATTGTATAGAATACTGATTGTTTTTGTTATATATATAAATGGTTAATTTTCAAATGTTTAGATTAAATATCTAAACATTTTTTTTATTGACTAAAGTTTTGTAATTTTGTGGCATTAAAGTTAAGTATTGATGAAGGTAATAAGTAAGAGTGTAGTTTTGAGTGGTTCTTTTTATTATAGGAGGCACTTAGAGTTAATAAACCCTATGTTACCAAGAAGGCTAACAGAGGGTGAGATTAATGTTTTATCAGAATTTATGTTTTTGAATAATGTGAATGATAAGTTTGATAAAGCAGGTAGAAAAGCTGTAATGGATAAATTAGGTTTAAGCTTTAGTGGTTTGACTAATTATTTATCCTCTTTAAGAAAGAAGGGTTTTATCATTAAGAATGCAAATGGTAGCTATGATATTGTACCTATTTTATTGTGTGATAATGATAAAATGGTTTATAATTTTAAGATAGAGAATTATGAAGAACAGGGTAAGAACTAATGGTGTACATAGAGAAAGGTCTTATAGTACTAAGACTTTTGATTATGTAAAAGATTGTTATTTTAAGGTTATAAAAGATAAGTATGAAGGTTTGGATTTTGTTCATTTTGAGATGATGGTAAATAGCCTTTTTGATTATGTAAGAGAGTGTTTGGATGGTTATGATTTTAAAAAGATTTATTTACAGGGTTTTTGTTACATGAAGCCACAGGCAAGAAGAATAGAGATTGCAACAAAAAACATGGAAAATTACTTAGAGACTCATAAGGATAGTTTCACAAAAGAGGTGATAAAAAAATATCTAACACATATAGAAAAATGCAAAGAGTTTTTGGAGAACCACAAAAAAGAGCAAGACCAACTTTAAGAAATATATGGTCTTACATTCAAGGTAATATAAGGTATAGATTATATTACAGTAAACAATTATATGGTATTAATTTGAAATGGTTACTACCTAATTGGTTAATAGAACAGATAGAGCTTAGGGTTATTAGTATGGATAAGCAGTGTTACAATGAGGGTAGTTGTAAGATATGTGGTTGCAAGACTACAGAATTACAATTTGCAGATAAAGCCTGTGATAAGCCTTGTTATCCAAAAATGCTTAGTAGGTCTCAGTGGAAAATGTTTTGTGATACAAAATTAATATATGACAAAGATACGGGTATTTTTTGGCAATTAAGGGAAGGTAAATTTAGAACATTTAAAAAAAGAAAAGATGAGTAAATTTAAAGAAAGTGAATTAGATTTAGGTACTATAAAAAGTGGTAGTAATATTGTATTTCACTTTTATAGTATAGAGGATATTAGTAATAATATTTCTTATGTAGAATCAGGTTGTGGTAGTTGTACTAAGGTTTTAGGGTATCAGAATGGTTCTTTAAGTATAAAGTTTTCTTCAGGTACTTTTCCTTTTCATATAGATAATGATAGGTATAATATAAATAAAAGTGTATATGTACACTATAAAGATGGTACACAAGAAGAATTAAGGTTTAAAGGTTTAATTTTAAAATGATGAAAAAATACACAGATGAGCAGTTAATGACTAGGATAAAGAGTTTACCTAGTTTTAGAGGTATTCCTGATGACTTTTGGATATTAGGGATACAGAGTAAAGAAGATAAATTTAATGAGTTTGATGATAAGTTTTATCTATTCAGAGGTGTTAAGTGTGTTATGGTTTTATCAGGAACTACTAATGCAGGATTAACAGGGTTAAAGAATTATGATACTTACAATCCAGAAGGTTGTGCTGTAATTAAGACAGATGAATGGTATTATAAACTTTGGACACCTGGCTTACATAAGGGTAAGATGAAAGCTTTAAAACAGTTCAGTCCTATAAAGTACTATAGAGATTGGAACAAGAATGAGAAAGCTGAAGAGATTGGAAAGATAAGGGAAGGTATTATTGGTATTAATTTTCATACAGCAAGTTATAAGCCAGGTAATATTATTACAAGGTTAATTGGTGGTTGGTCTACAGGTTGTCAGGTAGCTAATAATACCACTGATTATTATAAGGTATTGGATTTTATAGGTAATCAGAAAGAAGTAAGTTATTGTTTAATTAAAGAGTTTTAAGTTATGGCACATATTGTAGTTAATGGTATTAAGCTTGATTGGGAAGATTATTTAAAATTAAATAGAGACCTTTGTACAATAAAACTTTCACCTGAAAGTATAACTGGTATTATTAATTTTGATTCAGATAAAGATAAATCTGTTGATAATAAGAAAGAAGAAAAGAAGAACTATACAAAACATGTTCTTATTGAGAGAACTCTTACAGTGAATGGTTATGAATTTAATTTCATTGACATAGAGACCAAAGAATTTTATTGGAGTTACTACAGTGATGAATTAGACTATAACATGGCTAAAGAAAGTTTTTTAAACAAAATATCAGGTAAGGTTAAATTTTATTTAGAGGAGTAATGGCATATTTATTTATATTAGAGAATAACATAGCCAGACCACATCCAGAAACTGTTTTAATAGAACCTTTCAAAACTATATGGGAAAGAGATAAAAGTAAAGATAAATCAGATGCTATAAGAGATTTTACTTTTATAGAACTTATGAGTAGTAAAAGAAAGACTAATCCTTATGCTGGATATAGTGATAAGCAAAGATTTGAAAAATTAAAAGAAATGCTTAGATATCCAGCTAATTGGCAACCTGATGATGATATTAAGTTTGCTCTATATAGAATAGAAGAGTTTCAAACTGAGGGTAGTTTCAACTATGTTATGTATAAACAATCTTTAGAGACATTAATAAAGACAAGAGAATACCTTTTGAATATTGACCTTAATGAAAGAACTAAATCTGGTATACCTGTATATAAACCAGCTGATGTATATTCAGCTATTGAGAAAGTAGAGAAAATTATGACATCTCTAAATAACTTGAAAGAAAAGGTAGACCAAGAATTATTTGACCAAACAAGGACAAGAGGTAATAAAACTATTAATCCATTAGAGAATTAATATGAAAAAGATAGCAAAAGAAATAGATAATTTTAAAGAGTTTAAACAGGAATATTTTGATTATAGTGAATTTCTAATAAAAGGGGATAAAGATAAACTTAAATCCTTTTATGATGAAGGTGTCAAGTTGCACTTTATTAGAGAAATTGTAGATTTAAAATTTCCTATAACTATAGTAGGCAATAGAACAATTCATTTTGAATTAGATGAGTAAGATTAGAAATAATAATGGTAAATGGAAAGATACTTCTGTGTTTAGGCAAGAGGCTATAAGGTTTCTTGAAAAAGGCTATTACACAGAAGCTCCTTATGGTACTCCTGAGTGGCTTGAATATTGGAAAGAGCAACTCAGAAGATGTATAGAAGGTTATGAAGTACATGGGGAGAAAATTACAGGGCATCATTATTGTTATTTAAACTTTGCTCAAATATTAAAAATGAAGTTTGATGATGAAGATGAAGAAGAAACCTTAGCTACAAAAGAGGTTAGTTTTCCTGATTTTTGGGATGGTGATTATAATTTCTTCTGGTCCTTAGAAATTGCAAGAAATGGTATATGTTCTTCAATGACTCAAGTTCCAAGTAAACCTACTGAAAAAAAGGAGTGGAATGAATTAAATAAGAGACTCAAAAAATTAGAACCTGATGATGAAGAGTATGCTAAGATAAAAAAGAAAAGAGATGAAATATCTCAAAGGATACTTGATAGATTAGGCTTATTTGTAAAGCCTCATTTAGATTACCTTAATGGAGGTTACCATTTTATTGTAGGTAAAGCTCGTCGTAGAGGTTATTCTTATAAGACATCTCTTATAATAGCAAATATATATAATACTATAAGGAACAAGCTTTCCTTAATAGGTGCTTATGAAAAGAAGTTCATTGACCAAACAATGGATAAAACATTGGAGTATTTGAACTTTTTTAATGAGTATACAGGATTCTCTAAGAACAGATTAGTAGATAAGAAGAACTTTATAAAAGCTGGCTATATAGAAGAAGTTAATGGTGTCAATGTAGAGAAAGGTTATAAATCTGTAATTGATGCTACAAGAACTTTTAAGGATAATCCTGATGCCATGCGTGGTGTGGATGCTTTCTTTATATTACTTGAAGAGGTTGGTGCTTTTGATAATTTAAAAGATTCTTTTAATGCTATTGCTCCATCACTTACAGCAGGTAGTAAAATTACAGGGCAAATATGTTTGATTGGTACTTCAGGGGACCTTTTAGGGGGTACTAAGGATTATGCGGATATGTTCTTTAATCCTATACCTTATGGATTTATGCCTTTTGTAAATATCTGGGATAAAGATGCTGAGGACACTACTTGTGGATTTTTTCACCCTATTAGTTGGAATCTTGAAGGATTTTATGATGAACAAGGTAACTCTGATGTAGAAGCTGCTACAGCTTGGGAAAACCAAAGAAGAAAAAAACTTTTGGATAATTCTACAAATAGCTTAATTTTGCAGAAGCATATTCAAGAGTTTCCTTTATGTCCTGCTGATGCTTTTAGTGTAGCAAATATTAATGTTTTTCCTACTATAGAACTTAGAAATAGGCTCAATAAAGTTATGTCAGGAAACCTACATTTAAAGATGGGAACTCCTGTAGAACTATTTTTTGAAGATGGTAAAGTAGTAGCAAAACCTGATTTAAAGAATAAATTACAACCTATATGGAACTATAGACCTAAAGATAATAACTTAGAAGGGTGTCCTATAATATATGAGTATCCTATAAAATCAGCACCAAAGGGATTATATAAAATAGGATTTGACCCTTATAGACAAGATATGTCTAATGGAGTTTCTTTAGGGGCTATTTATGTTTTTAAAGGTGTACATAAAGGTAGCTTAACTAAAAATTGTATAGTAGCTCAATATGTAGGAAGACCTCAAGAGAGTGATGATGTATCAAGGATAGCAATGATGTTTGCTATTTTATATAATACAGAGGTTATGTTTGAGAATGAGGTAACTCACGTAAAGAACTACTTTAGGAGAATGAATAGGCTTGATTTATTAGCCTTACAACCTGACAGAGTAATTTCTAATAACATAAAGAACTCTAAAGTAGCTCGTGTATATGGTTGTCACATGAATGAAAAGATGAAAGATGCTGGAGAGAAATATATAAAGGATTGGTTACTTGAAGTACAAGATTATGATGAGAGTGGCAATCCAATAACTACTATAGATTCTATATATGATATAGGATTATTAGAAGAATTAATAGCTTATAATAGGAAGGTAAATGTGGACAGGGTCATGGCAATTATGCAGGTAATGTTTCAAAGACAGGAAGAACAACTTGACAAGGTTTATGATGAGGATAGAAAAGA